GCTTTTCGCTCCGCAGGTTCGGATTTCAGTCCTTACGGACTTCCTATCCTCACTACTTCGCTTACCGGACTCGCTCCGCTCCGTCCGTCCGCTTATCACGCTGTCTTGTGAACGCTTTTCGCTCCGCAGGTTCGGATTTCAGTCCTTACGGACTTCCTATCCTCACTACTTCGCTTACCGGACTCGCTCCGCTCCGTCCGTCCGCTTATCACGCTATATAGCCTTCAGCTTTCCACCAAAATGCTCTTTCTGCATAAACTTTAACTCCCGTTAATGGCTTACTTCGTATAATTGGATTGTTAACCGGATTATCTGTATACTGTTGAATTAGAGAAAACATATACGTATTGTCTTTGTATGGTTTTAAAAATGTTAACGTATAAGTATCAGTTGTAGAATCATCTGCTTTATATCCACCTTGTTCACACCATCCATCTGAATATATTCGATACCAAGAATTGCCGGATATATAAGTTTTTTTAACATATGGATATTCCAGATTTGTTCCATCTTTTAGTCCAAAAGAATTTAAATTGTTATTAAGATTGTTTATCATTCCATAAATATCACCTTTAGGTAAGGTAAAATTAGGTGGTGTTATCATTCTATATTTTGTTTCACCATCAACAGTTACAGTCATTTTATTAAGATTAATAGAATAAACATTGTCAAAATTTCCACTGCTACCTTGTGTATTAAGCCTATCGTAAAGAGGAAATAACGATGTTTTTGTAACATTTGTATAAATTAGTAAATTATCTTGATAAATATTTAATAAATATTTAGAACCATCAAATTCAACATTAATTGTATAATCATGATTTTCTATATCATCAAACATTGAAACATCTTGTGATAATACAACTGTACTATTATCACTTGCTTTAAATCTCACATCTATTCTGGTAGCTCTTGCATATACCCTTAAGATACTATTTTCTTCACCAATAACTCTAAATGCTTCATTTAGGGTTGTTATGTGAAATTTTAAACTTATTGAAAATGTTTGTCCAAATATGATTTGAGGAGATTTAACATAATTATTATAGGCATTTTTTTGTGATGGAATTTCTTCAATTCCTATCATATTTATATTTGGATTCCCTACAATTGTATAATTATTTGTACTATTTTCGTCTAAGGTATAGTAAGGAGTATATCCATTTATTAAATAATATTTGTTAACTGCATCCCTATCATAAGAAATTTTTGCACCGGTACTTGATAAAACATAAGGAATACCCAAACATGCCTGATATTTAAGTATATCATCTTCAAAATATTTAAATTCACTTAAATCAATAGTACCTTTAAAACTATAATTATTATTACTTCCAACATACATACCCAAATATTGTTTATAAGTACCTATTTTAGAAGATGATGTAACAGAAATATCTTCTGTATATGTTGACCCATTTAAGGAATATTTTAAATAATATTTTGCCCCCGTAAATCCAATCTTTAAATAATATGATGTATTAGCTAATACATTATAATTTCCTAAAAAGTTCTCTGTAATATTCCAAGATGATGAGCCTGTTCCCAAGAACATAGAAAACTTACCAGTAGTACTTATTTGTATTAGTATAGTTCTTGATGATGCATTATATCCTCCTGTATATATAGTTTGAGCATACGTTGTAGAAACAGTTTCCCCTGTTGTAATTTTTAATTGTAATTCCCAAGAATTTAATGACCTAATTTGTTTATCCGTTTTGATATAATCAGATACACCAAAATTACTTGCAACGTTATTTGATACTGAAACATCACCAACTGTTTGATAAAATTTATGATTATCCGTACGGGTTTCATTTCCTGCAATGTATAATTTTCCGTTAGAAAATATCTTAAAATATTTTAAATCTATAGAATTAGAATTTAAACTACCTCCAACTTGTAAAACACCGGCATTAACTTTTTCCGATGATTGAAGTTCCATAAAGAAAACATACCCATCATCAAAAGTTAATGTAACTTGATAAGATGTTCCAGTAAATTCTAATTTTCCAAAATAAGATTGATTATAATGCGATGTTAAACCCTTAAAAATCTGTAAATCATCTGAATTGTTTAATTTTAAAACATAAAATCCATTAGAATAAATTCTTCCAAGTTGAATTATACCGCCAAAGTCAAAGAATTTAGTTGAATAATCACTACTATTTGTACCTTTCCATACAATTATGAAAGGATTATCTAAAACAGATTGAGGAATAGACACATCTGCTGTTTTACTTGAAGCAAAATCACTTACTATCCCATCATTTGTAACAGGTAAACCCCCTGTAATATTAAATACATTTTTTTTAAATAATGATGAAGCATATTGTCTTACTTCTTTTAAACCGCTATAGTCTATTTCTAAATCCCCTGTTTTATACATATTTTGTATCCTATTTACAGGTAGATATTCTGTTGGTACAAGTTTTTTTTCATTTAATGGACAATAATTATATCCTTTTTCAGATTTTTTTTGAAACGTTGTATCAACATATGTTTTTGTTGCAGTCAAAATATTGTTATCAACAAGAGAAACGTTAACACCCTGTTCGAATTCAAGTTGAACACCAATAATATTTTGCACTACAAGATTATCAATACTTGATATTGTTTCCATATCAAATTGTGATACCCATAATAGCTTATTTTTATCATCAATAAGACCTACTTCTCTAATAATATAGTTATCAATATTTGCCGGTATTTGTGCAAAAATTCGATATTTATTTCCTTTTTTTTCAAATTCTGTAATATCTAAAATATCTCTTTGGTTAATTAGTTTTGTTTGTGAAACAGTTGGAGAATATATAGAACCATTTGCATCTCCAATAACCATTTTTGATATTTTCAACGTTGTTTCATCAGCTAATACACTTGTTATTTTATTTTTTCCATATGTTGTAAATAATTTTTTATATGATGTCATTTTATTAAAACCTTTCTTGCCTGTATAACTGTCGATAATAAATCCATTGTGTCCTGTATCGTTATATATATTTCTATTCCGTCATTTTTTGAGGATAATCTTTTATACTCACTTATTGTTTGTGAAATTTTATTTTTTAAATCAATCGTTAGTGTTTTTTCTTGATACATTTTGAATTTGAAATGATTTGGTAAACCGTTATATTCATACCAATTCAGATACTCAAATTCGATATTAGAAAGATTATTTTTTATTGAACTTAATGTTCCTTTATTTCTATGGTTTTTGATAGCATTTTTTAATAAATTTTCTCTTTCTTCTCTACTTTGACATTCATTCCATCCTTCAAGCCCCATTACATGAAGCATATTTGCTCTTGCAAGAAGAACACTTTCAGATAAATTTTCAGGAATACAAAGTAAAAATTTTGTCATATCTATATCAAATGCAGAATTTATACACTTCTCTATTGCTAAATTTGATTCATCTTGCATACTATATGGTAATAATGATTTAGCGGACATAATTTCGCTCCTTCCGTTTTGATTGATTAATTAAGCCCATATGTTCAAAGTATTTTTGATTAGTTTCATAATCTTCAAAATCAGTATTTACTTCTTCAGATGGAATATTTACTGTTGAATAATTATTCACAACCGGTTTTTCATGTATTATTTCTTTTAAAGAAATAGGGGTAAATGATGTTTCATTAGAGAAAATATTCTCTTTTGTATTTTTAAGGAGAGTACAAACATTTAATATTTGATTTTGAATAAATGAACTTTGTTGAAACAATTTATTATCATAATGTACATTATTACTATTATAATAATTCTCATCATTATTTGAAAATATAGAACTAAATACATTTTTATGTAAACTAGACGAAACATATTCGTTTATATGTTTTTCGACTATATTATTAAAATTATGGGTATCAAACGTGTTAGATACCAAATAATCTTCTTTTAGGAAAAATTTTTCGTTAGAAACATTATTGTTTTGTATATGAGATAAATTGTTAAAAATGTTATTTATTTCTTTTAAATTTTTATTATGAAAATTTTTTGAGTAATATTGAGAAAATAAATTATTTTGCAAAATATTTTTATAATTGTTTAATACTTCTTTATGCGTTAAAAATTTCTTATTAAAATCAAGGTTTTTAACATTTAATTTTTCAAAAAATAAATTTTCTACACTTTTAACAGGAGCCCATATAGCTTGTGCCACCACTCCTTTCAATATCGATTTTATGGCTAAAGAAAATACATCTTTAGAATCTAAATTTAAATTAATATTCATTAATTTGTTCCTATTATTTCTGTTAGTGTTTCGTATGCTGTATCAATCCAAAAATTTAAAGTAACTAAATCCATACTCATAATTTCGTTGTATCCCCAATGAGTTATATAACTTAGTAAAACTATGTCTTTTGGATTGAAATTAACTTTTTTTTTGAATCAATATATAATTGTTCCAGATAGACAACATCTTCCAAATCTAAATCAAGAATTTCATCAGCAGTTAACTGTTTACCATTAATCTTACATAGCTTAGATAATACATAAATTCCCGCACTCATATTTTCATCTGCCATAGCTCTTGCCTTCATCAAAAGATGACCATCAGCTTTTTTTACATCATCAAGTTCAACAGTTTTCCCTGAAATTGGTAATGTAAAAATATCTTCACTAGTTTTTTGTTGTTCTGATAACATAATTTCTCCTTTTTTAAATTTATTTCGTTGTATCAATAACCGAAGTTATTCAAAACTTCGGTTTTGATACTTTGAGGATTACACAATGCCTAAATTTTTCTTCATCTTTGCAAGTTGATCTACTCCATCAACAATATAAATATTGTTTGGAATATCAATTTCCATCAAGATTTCACCTTTATGTTCAAGTTTTACAGCATGAGGAATAAGTTCAACAGAAAAATCAGAATTATTTTGCTGTTTGATACTTCCTAAAGGTGTAATTTTTTTTGTAATAGCCTTTATAACACCTTTCACAGGAAGTTCTTCTGCTAATACATTTCCATTAAAACGTTTTAAATTTCCTCTTATAGTAATAATATGTTCTTGGTTTATATCAGATAATCTTTTAAACACATCAGCATCAAATCCAATTAATTTTATTGATGAATTTTCAAGTTCTACTCCAACAGGAAGTTTTACAGTTCCAATAAAATCAATGGGTTTTGATTCAACTGTAACTGTTGAAATATCTGGAAATTTAAATTCATTTACTTTTCCAAATTGGCTTGTACCAAGATATAAGTGTGCATTTGTTAAGATTGTTGCCATTTTTGTTAATCTCCTTTCGTAGTTCTTCTGTCTTGGATTTCCTCCACGCTCACAGAGTGTCGCTTTTTGCGGTTACACCGCAAGAATGCTCCATCTGTTCGCTATCCGGGTTCGCTCGCCATTAGGGCTCGACTCCACCCGTACGGAAATCCGCTGTGCATTTGTTAAAATCGTAGCCATTTTTATCTCCCTTCTTATTGATTTTCTGTTAACGCAGTATCTATATACTTAATATTGATGTAACTTTGATATCTTATATGTTCTGCTACAGATGGAGGACAAAAATCATAACTAAATTGTATATACCCATTTGAAACTGTATCTGAAGTATTCAAATCTGTATCATACCAAACATCTCCATCTAAAATTATGCCAACTTCAGGATTTTTCCATGTATTAAATTTTGCCTTAATAGTTTCAATCACATTATCAATAAAAGCTCTTGTAATTTTTGCCCCAACACATTCAAAACTATTTGATTCAATAGTTTTTTCAATAAAGTTGGCAGTATCTATAACACTATCAAAAGTTTCTATACCTTTTTCTGATGGATAAGCACAATTTCTTGCTCCCCAAATACGATACGTTCCCTTCCAATTTATTACTGTTCCTATTCCTGCTCCATTTAATGCATTTGATTCTGTATTTTCTTTATTCAAAATAAATTCTACAGGAACTTCTAAACCAGTTATTGTTATTGATTTTGTGTTATCAATTGATTTTGCAACATCCTGCGTTTTATTTATTTTTACTCTTAATCCGGCAAGTACAGGAGATATTGGTCTTAATTCATCTTGATTAGTTAAACTGTTATATCTATATACATGTGGCATTGCCATATAAGCATTTTTTGATGAACACATTAAATCTGTATTTCTTTTCGTTATTGCTTCATTTACACTTAAACCTGATGGACAATCAAGATATACTCTTGCTTTTAAATCTTCTGCAATAGTTACAAGTGCATTTCTAACTTCAGTTTGTGCAGAATATTCAGGAGCAATTATTATATTTACTTCATTTCCATATAATGTGTTGATATCATATATAGCCTTTGAACCTGTTCTTATTCCATTTTCATTAACACTACCAATAATATCTGATGCAGTAACTTTTGTTACATCGGCATAAACGTAAGAACATTGTATGCTTTCTGCATTTTTAAAATCATCTGATACTAATTCAATTGTAGTTTTTGATAATCCATTAATTACTCTATAATCTGTATTTAAGATACCTTCTGTTTCATCAACACTTACTAACAGGTTTGTTAATCCAATATGTGGAATATCAATTTTTGAAGCAGAAGGAGTATATATTTCATCTTCTACTTCTGTTGTGTGAGATGTTTCATCAAACACATTTATCATATATATAGTTGTACCATTTGATTCTGTAAGAACTGTTTCTAATGCATCATACATTGTATAATTGGTTAAATTTGCACCTGCAAACTTTGTAATATCTCTATAATTTCTTATTGGTACAGGGATATTTAATGTTTTGTTTTGTGCATCAAGCAAAAAAGTTGGTACAGTTCCCACGACACAAACAATATTTGTTTCGCTATCTTGTAATGGTTGTTTTGCCTTTTCCCTTACTGTATCTATTCCATGTAACATTTTATTTTTCTCCTTTCTAAATTTTTAGGGGGTTGGAATATCAATCTTGAAAGTTAATTTGCAATATAAATCAGTATTTTTTTCCTTCAAAAATTCTTCTTTTATTAAAATAATTTTTCTACCTAATATCTCCAAACCTTGAAGTGTATCTTTCAATTTTTGTTGTGGTTTATGAATTTGCCCATAATTATCCATTGAGCGATAACAAGAAATTATTTCAAAGTTAACGGTTGAATCCTGATTTACATCCCAAACAGTTGTTTGTGAAGAATACAATGTATTAACAAATTTAATAAGCATACAACCTTTTGAACTTGTAAAATTATAATTTTCAAAATTGGCAGGAAAACTTTCTACATCAAAATCAGAAAAATTCAATTTTAAAACTTCAATTATTTTATTTTCAACTGTTTCATTTATACTCATAATTCAAAACTTCCTCTAAATTTTTTATCTGCCTCTGTTTTATTACAGTTATACATTTTTAGAGTTAAAATATTTTCTTGAGAACCATCAGTATTACTTTCTAAAACCTTAATTCCATTTTGAAAATCTTTTAACAAAGCAATAGCATATTCAAAATTTTGAACATAATTTTTCGGAACATCTTGAGGACGTCTTGAATAAAGTCTATAAATTACAATATCCGCAGATATTTGATTTATAATTTTTGGAATATTTTTTAATGGTAGAACATATTTATTTCTAAGAGAGGCATTAATCATATCATCCGCGATAGTAATAGTTTCGTTTACTCTTTGGACGTTAATTTCATCTGCCGGAAAAGAATCATTTGATAAATTTATTAAAACTTTTTTATCTATTCTTGTAAGTAAATCATCTACTGAACAATACATTTTAACCTCTTTCGTTATAAAAATTTCACACTATTGTCTATATAGTCACAGGATAAAACCTATGACTATAGACAACATTAAAATTAGAAGAATTTTTTGATTAAAAATCCACAATCAGGACAAGTAATTAAATCCTTATGTTCTTCAACTGATTTGTAATATCTAACACCTTGAGCCCCTGGTTTTGCATCAGTATAAATTTGAACATTATAATCTTTATAAATTACACGTTGTCCAAAAGTAATCCCACAATCTAAATCTGCAGCTTCATCAAGGTACATTAAAATCATATCATTACCCCAAACATAAGATAAATTAACGGCCTGACCTCTTTTGGCAGTATTAACTCTTGCACCGCCAACTAAAATTCTTTTAACATCAAAAACTTCCTTTAAAAAGTCTAATGGTACTAAACCATCTTCTACCGCATTACCTTTATACATTTGAACAATAGCTTTGCATCCTCTTAAAAATGATGCTCCGGCACGTGAAATAATCATAGTATTTGCAGGTTTCCACATACTGTCTATACATTGTTGTACAAAAGATATTGGTGTAGAATTTGCAGATGCAAAATTATTCGCAGCAGTCATAGTTACAGTATTATTTTCATAATTTGCGGCATTTCTTAACAAATCTGCTAATCTAACTTCATCTGCTAATTTAAGAATATTTTTAGAAAAAGTTATTCTTTTAGCTTCTTTGTTTCTTTCTTGATTATTCATATTTAAATGTCTAAAAGAAAGCTTTGTAACATGAGAATAAATGCTTGTACCTTCATGTTTTTCACTATATTTAAATTCTGTTTCTTCAGGAAGACCGTATTCCCCTATTTCAGTATTCATAGACGTTAAAAGCTGTCCTTTATCATAAAAATGATATTTAAATTCAGGACTATCAACATGAGTTTTAGTTAAAACCAAATCTCCAATTAAATCCTGAGGTTGGTAAGCTATAGCCAAGCCTGTTAAGACAGGATCTTCCACATATGGTAATTCTAATTCTTGCATATTTTATTTTCCTTTCCTTATTATTTGTAATTTCTAATTTTGTACATCTGTATTAACAGTAATTAATTGAGGATTAACAATTGCAGATAAATGAGCAGAAGAAGAGGCAGTTTCTAATACACGAGCAACTATAACAATGTTTTCTTCGGCATTTTCTAAATCCAAAGCTTCCAATTTTCCATTTTCGCCAGCTACTAAAAAATCTCCTGCATTAACAGCTCCGGATGTTGCAACAACACCTAAACCAAGCATTAAAATATCCCCTCTGACACCTTCTCTACCTGTAAAAAGTGTAACCCCACATACTTTATCTGAATTTGATGTAGCTTTTACAACAACACCCTCTTCAGAAAATTTAACGGCAGTTTTTTCTTCTATATCTTCACCATAAGTAAAAGACTTAATTAAATTTGTCATTTTTTCTCCTTTCATTTCTAACTATGCAAAGAACCAAATGCTGTTGTTAAAT